CGTGACCGTCGAGGTTATCCTCCCTACAGATATGGAGGACGAGGCGCTTCCAGAGGACCTGTCCGCTGAGGCGATCGAGGGTGAGTTCTACTCGAACCTCGCTGAAGCTCTAGACGACAAGACATTGGCCAGCATTGCAAGCGAGTGCGCTGAGCTGTACGAGACCGACCTCAACTCCCGTAGCGATTGGGAGAAGATGTACGAGGAAGGTATCAAACTACTGGGTCTTGGTATCGAGGAACGCTCCGATCCTTGGGAGGGAGCATGCGGTGTCGTACATCCACTGATGGCGGAGTCCGCTGTACGTTTCCAGGCGGAGGCGATAACGTCGACTTTCAGTGCCCAGGGCGTGTGTAAGAGTCAGATCCTCGGTAAGATCGATGACCTACGCGTCAAAGCGGCTAAACGGGTCGAGAATGACATCAACTGGCGACTCACAACCCAGATGAAAGAGTACCGACCAGAGCATGAACGCATGCTGTGGAACCTCGCAATCACAGGTTCGAGCTTCAAAAAGGTGTATTTTGACCCTAGTTTGGGTCGTCAGACGTCTGTTTTTGTGTCTGCGGAGGATTTAATCGTCCCTTACGGGTCGGCTGACATGTCCACGGCCCCGCGCATCGCGCATCGCATGCGAAAATCGCCGAATGACGTGAAAAAACTGCAGGTCGCGGGGTTTTATCGCGACGTTGAACTGCCAGAGCCGGTTAGAAGCACCCGTCAGACCGCAAAAGACAAGATATCTGGGGTCACAGCGATCGACGACGACCGCCACGAGCTGATCGAGATGCACTTAGACCTCGATATCGAGGGGTATGAGGACGTTGGAGCTGACGGAGAGCCTACCGGGATCATGTTGCCCTATGTGGTGACGTTCGATCTGCAGTCTAAAGAGATCCTCTCTGTGTATCGCAATTGGAAGATAGATGATGAGACTAAAACGCGCGCGCAACACTTCGTTCATTACATATATATCCCAGGGTTTGGCTTTTATGGCATGGGGCTTGTTCATCTTGTTGGCGGGTTTGCTAATTCTGCAACTTCTCTGCTTCGCCAGCTTGTTGATGCTGGTACGCTGGCTAATCTCCCAGCCGGCTTCAAGACTAAAGGCATTCGTGTACAACGGGACAGCGACCCGCTCCAGCCCGGGGAGTTCCGAGACGTAGATGTCCCTTCCGGTTCGCTCCGCGACAACCTGATTCCGCTCCCGTTCAAAGAGCCCAGCCAGACCTTGTTGGCGTTGTTCAATGAGATCGTTGAGGAAGGTCGTCGTATGGCGGCGGTATCCGACGTGAACGCGGCGGATATGAACCAGGAAGCCCCGGTTGGTACGACACTGGCTATCCTTGAGCGTAGCTTGAAGGTGATGTCGGCTATCCAGGCCCGCCTGCACGCTTCGTTGAAGGAGGAGCTGGCGCTGATCAAGGCGATCGTTAAGGACCAACTTCCAGAGGAGTATGACTACGACGTAGAAGAAGGTCGTCAGGTCAAGCAGGCGGACTATGCGATCGTTGACATTCTGCCGGTGTCCGACCCCAACGCGGCGACGATGAGCCAGCGTGTCGTGCAGTATCAAGCGGTGAGCCAGATGGCGGCTGCCAACCCTTCGATATACGACCGTGTCGAGCTCGATCGTCAGATGCTGGAGGTCTTGGGTATCAAGAACATCGAGAAGATCATCCCGGCCTCGGGAGAGCAGACTCCGAAGGACCCTATCACTGAGAACATGAACCTCATGATGGGTAAACCCGTCAAGGCGTTCGCGTATCAGGATCATGAGGCGCACCTTCGTGCGCACCTCGCGGTGCAGCAGGACCCCAAGGTTCGGCAGCTGATCGGGCAGAGCCCCAATGCGGCGATTATTGATGCAGCGGTGGCAGCTCATATCAACGAGCACGTCGCGCATGAGTATCGCAGGCGCATCGAGGAGCGTATGGGTGTACCGTTGCCTTCTGGCGATGAGAAGCTTGACCCTGAGGTCGAGAAACAACTGAGCGTGGTCTTGGCGCAAGCGGCGCAGCAGCTCTTGCAGCGGCATCAGACAGAGGCAGCGCAGCAAGCGGCGCAGCAAGCGGCGCAAGATCCGATCGTCCAACAGCAACAGAAGCAGCTAGAGAACGACTCCGAGAAGAACCGCATCGCAGAGAAGAAGGTCGACGGGGATATCAAGCTGGGCGCAATGAAGCTACTGCTGGACGCAGGTAAGCTCGACAAGACCATGGAGCACGATCTGCAAATGCAAGCGAACGAGATGCTGGCTAAAGCGGCGGAGTTCGATGCTAGCCAGGCGGCGCAAGGCAAGAGCCCGGAACAGCATCAGCAAGAGCTGATTCAGCAGCATGAGGCTCATCAGTTGAGCTTGGCTCAGCAACGCCAGAAGCTGCAGCACGCAGGTGATCAGCACACGCAGAAGCTTTCGCAGCAGGATGAGCTTCATCAGCAGCGCGTCAAGCAAGCGGAGGAGCAGCGGCTGCTCGCGGCAGCGGTGCAGTCAGCTAGACAACATGCAGGTGGCGACGAGAAATGAGTGTCGTGGCCCTAGCCAGAGTCGTCCGTGACGAGCTCTTGGAGGAGTTACAGGTGTTGGAGCAAGGCATCCTTCAGGGGGTGCAGGATCGAGACCAGTACTGGGCGCTTGTCGGACGTCGGCAGGGGCTCAAGCAGGCGCTAGGCATCCTAGACGACCAGGCAAAACGGTTCGACCAGCAAGATTGATGTACCGCACACACCCGGCGGCTTACGGGTGCTGAGAAGGAGAAGTGTATGAGTGATCTCATCTTGCCAGGCCATGTCCAGGCGGAGAAGGACGCAGCCAAAGAAGCCGCACGTGACGCCGTTCCTGGTGACACTGCAGAAGAGAAAGACGCCAAACTAGCTAGCCAGCTACCGAAACCATGCGGGTATAAGATCCTCGTGGGGTTACCCAAGATTGAAGAGAAGTACGACAGTGGCATTCTCAAAGCCGACGTCATCATGCGTCAGGACGAGATCGCTACTGTGGTTGGCTTCGTCATCGAGATGGGTCCAGATTGCTACAAGGACACTGCCAAGTTCCCGGACGGCCCGTACTGTAAGAAGGGTGATTTCGTTTTGATGCGCTCTTATTCCGGCACGCGGTTCAAACTGCACGGGGTTGAATTCAGACTGATTAACGATGACGCGATCGAGGCGGTTGTACTTGACCCTCGCGGATTCAGTCGAGTATAGGAGGATATATGTCGTTACCAGATGAAAAAGACACACTGAAACCTGACGCTGCGATGGAGAATGAGGACATCCAGGTCCAGATCGATGACGGTGCCGAGGTTGAGCTAGACGTCGTAGACGATACCCCGGAAGCAGACCGGAATCGTAAACCGCTCCCTGAAGGCGAGGCGGAGCCTACTGAAGAGGAGATGGAGCAGTACTCTGAGGCGGTGAAGCGCCGTATCAGTAAGATGAAGCATGGTCTCCACGACGAGCGCAGGGCTAAAGAGTCGGCGGCGCGTGAGCGCGATGCTGCGGTGGCCTTAGCACAGCGAGCCTTGGCGGAGAAGAAAGCGCTCGAAGAGCGTTTCAATGTAGGCGAAGAGGCATTCATCGCCCAGACCAAGGAGAAAGTCGACATGGCGATGGCGGACGCGAAGCGCGCCTACGCTAGCGCCTATGAGATCGGCGACGCGCAGGGCATGGCGGACGCTCAGGAACGCATATCTGCGGTGGCCTTGGAACGACATCGGGCGGAAGAGTGGGCTCGCGGTGCGGCTCAGCGTAAACAAAATGCTGGACAAGAGCAAACTCCTGTGCTACAAAGCGCGCAACCAGTGGCTGATACGACCCCAGAGTCCGACCCAGACGCTGAAGCGTGGGCAGCCAAGAACCGTTGGTTCGGTCAGAACAGAGTAATGACTGGCGCGGCATACGGTGTCCACGATGAACTGGTTGCTGAAGGTATCGATCCGGGTGAAGACCCGAAGGAGTACTACAAGCAGCTCAACACTCGCATGAGAGAGGCCTTCCCACAGTTTGATTGGGGGGACGCTCCGAAGCGCAAAGTCACGTCAGTTGTCGCCCCGGTCAACAGGACCTCGAAGACAGCTACACGCGTAACACTCACTCAATCTCAAGTCGCTGTCGCTCGCCGCATGGGTATCACCCCACTGCAGTACGCCATCGAGCTTGCCAAACTGGAGAAGTAAAATGGAAACCACAAAACGACTGTCACGTAATTTGGAAACCCGCGACAATGGCACCCGTCAGCGTCAATGGAAACCGGCGGATCTGTTACCAGATCCAGCACGACAAGAAGGGTGGGAGTACAAATGGATCCGCAAGTCGATCCACGGTGTCTCGGACCCTACCAACATGTCACGTTCTATGCGTGAAGGCTGGGAGCCCTGCAGACTGGAGGACCACCCAGAGATGATGCTGGCTGTGGATGGCGACGCGAAAAACTCCGGTTTGATCGAAGTGGGTGGGTTGATCTTGTGTAAGATGCCGGCAGAGATGTTCAACCAGCGTCAGCAGTACTACATGAACCAGGCCATGGGCCAGATGGAATCTGTAGATGCACAGGTCGACCGAGAGAATGACCCGCGTATGCCGCTCTTCAAGGAGCGTCAGACAAAGGTTGTGTTTGGTAACGGTAAGTAACATCGGCGTAGTTGCCACCGTTAATTTTTAACTTGTTTGAAAGGATTTTACGATGGCAACTATTGCTTCCCCTTACGGGCTCAAGCCAGTTCAGCTGATCGGCGGTCAAGCATTCTCGGGTGGTACCATCCGCGAAGTGCCTATGACTACCAACTCAGCCGTTGGCGTGTTCTCAGGTGACACAGTCGTTTTGGTTGGCGGTACAGCTTTGGCTGGCACGGTCACCCCTACGACCACTGTTGGTGCAACTTCCACCCCGGTTGGTGTTTGTGTTGGCGTACGCTACACAGACCCAGTCATGAAACAAACACTGTACGCTCAGTATCTGCCAGCGAACGCGATCACCAACGGATACACTAATGTGTTCATCCGTGTAGTTGATGATCCTGATTGCCTGTTCCAGGTTCAAGCGGACGCAACCACTACCTACGCAGCTGCAGTAGGCCGTAATACAGCTCTCACCGGTTTCAGCGCAGGTTCTACCACCACAGGTAACTCTGGTGTCAAGGCTTCCGTTGCTGGTTTGGCTGCTACAGCCACTTTGGCAGTGCGTGTCGTAGACGTGATCGACTCTGGCGCAGCTTTCCCAGACCTGATCGTCAAGTTCAACGCTGGTGTACATGCGTACAACCTCGGCACAGGCCAATAAGGAGACTAAGTCATGGCTATTTCACGCTCACAATTACTGAAAGAACTGCTCCCCGGTCTGAACGCTTTGTTCGGCCTGGAGTACAACCGCTACGGCGAAGAACACAAGGAGATCTATGAGATCGAGACCTCCGAGCGTTCCTTTGAGGAAGAAGTCAAGCTGGCTGGTTTCGGCGCTGCTCCGGTGAAGGCCGAAGGTGCTGGTATCACTTACGACTCCGCCCAAGAAGCATACGTGGCTCGTTACACACATGAAACCATCGCGATGGGTTTTGCGATCACCGAGGAAGCCGTGGAGGACAACCTCTACGACTCTTTGTCTGCTCGCTACACCAAAGCTCTGGCTCGTGGTATGGCTTACACCAAGCAGGTCAAAGGCGCATCGTTGCTGAACAACGCAACTTCCGGTTCGTTCCTGTACGGCGATGGTCAGCCTCTGTTGTCTACAGCGCACCCGCTGGTGAACGGTTCCACCAACGCAAACCGTCCAGCAGCTCACGCTGACCTGAACGAGACCTCGTTGGAAGCCGCTATCATCGCAATGGCCAGCTGGACTGACGAAAAGGGCCTGTTGATCGCAGCCCGTCCACGTAAGCTGATCATCCCGCCAGCACTGCAATTCGTTGCATCTCGCTTGTTGGATGGCAGCAAAGCAG